CGCGTTCTATTCCCCCCATAAAAGGGCATGTTTTTATCGCGTCAGTTTTTGCTAATTTTTGCAAGATTTTATTATTTTCGGACAAAAGAAAAGCCCCTGCGTTGTTAGCGCAGAGGCAGATTTTATTTACTGTATCAGTCGTACCACTCAGGTTCTGGTTCAAGGTCATCGTCTGGATAGCTTGCTTCCTCTGTCGGAGATGACAAAAGATCTATGTCGTTATCATCGATATGATCTCCGCATTTCGGGCACAGCCATTCATCATCATGATGCACCATCTGGCAATGACAGTTCCAACACCAATGTTCGCCTGTTGGTTCATCATAGCCGGGAGTATGGAGAACACGGTAGTCAAACGATCCGTCTGGATGCTTCACCCATAGCACTGGTAGCCCAAGTTCCAATGTAGTGTAGATCCAAACTTCATCGCCATTCGGAAGAACATCTCGTCCTTCAAAAGAGTAATCGTGCTCACGCCAATTTTTTGCAAGCGCATCCATATAGTTCATATTTTTCACCTCGCACTTCATTAAAGGGCAGTACGTCTATTTAATGCAGTTCTATATTACACTGTCAGGGGATATAGTTCAAGGTTAAAATATTGTAACATTTTCCGGCTCGATAAGACGTTAAACTTTCGCCGTGGCCAAAAGCCCGTTTTTTATCCTTAATTACTATATATAAAATTTTAAAATTTTTATTAAGTTAAAGAAAAAAGTGGGTTTTTGGCCAAATGGCAATTTTATTACATATTATCGTAATATTTTGTGGCCATTTTTGCAAAAATTTTTGGCCACGAAGTGGGTTTTTGGCCAAAAAGCTGCCGAGAATCAGTCAAAATCGTTCATCATCCTCCTTGCCGCGGCATAAATGAACCGTTTCACAGACCATCGATCAACCCGATATTCGGCCCGAAGCCGCTCAAGTTCAGGGTTCGGATACTCTCCACACCGAAACTCAGTCACGTCCAGTGCCCTGCGAAGCCGTGCATCCGCTGAACTTGCACTGCAGTGAAAACGATCGCTAAGTACATTTTCAATGTCTGTCAGTGTGACAAAACGATTATTCCGCATTTCATGAATAGCGAAATCAATCGCTTCTCCCATGAGATCTCCACCGAATGTCGCCATCGGCACCTGCATTCTCACGAGAAAGTCATGTGTTTTCTGCTGCATTTTGCATCTCCCATATTATTTACAAATTTGTGTGTAGTCATCACGACCTTACCTCCACGTCCGGCAGAATATCCGTGTGGAAATAGAGCTTATAGTGGTATGGATCGGTATGAGTACCGGTGATATCCTCAACAACATACATGGTGTACTCGTTCAGATAAATGTAGTTTTTCTTATACTCGTTCGGACCGGTCTTCACCGTGCACACAAGTTCATTGTTATCATTGTTCGAGATGGACATAGCGCCTTCCATTTCAAGGATGACATTATCCGTACGTGCGTTATAGACCGTGATCCGGCGCTCAGCTTCAAAATAGTTAGCCTGCTTGGAAATGTTCCGATTCACCTTATCCGCTTCGGAGCAGCTGCACAGAACCATACAGCCCACGATCATCATCAGACATGCAAAGACGCAAATAATACGATTTTTCATAGTTAATCACCTCAACCAAATACCATGTAAATCAAAAGCAAGAACCATCCTGTATATCTGATGATTCTCTGTTTTTCTTTACCGATGTTCTCAGCAAAAGACATTCCAATTGCGATAGCTTGTAAAATAATGCTTGCGAGCAGCACAATTCGCATTACTTCTCCACACTTTCATTTCCCGTCTGGTCATCATTCGGCCAGTACGTGTAAATATCATCGAACACCACCGGGATCTTGCTCTGCAGTTCCTTCAGCAGCGGGCACATCAGTTCTCTCATCTGAGGATGGGCCGCCACGGGAGTACGCAGCTTGAAGATGTTGCGCCACTCACGGTAGTTGGCAGTCACCACGATCTCGGTCTTCAGGCACAACGGCAGCACGCAACGAGCCTGTTCGGGACGATAGCCGTTCATAAGCATCAAAAAATAAGTTTTTTCTGCCAATTCGCAGGATTCTACCCATTTACGATAGAACAGGCGATTCTGTTCTTTATCGATATAAAACGGCTCCACGACGGTAATGCTACCCTCAAACTTCTCCTTTGAGTAGTTGCAGTACCGGGTGCTCTCCTGCGCAAAGCTCGCAATGCGGTGCCGCACCAGCTCATTGGCCACGCCACGATCGCACGTGAACAGCACGCTCAGCTGAGAATGCTCAAGCATGGCCTCATGCCCTTGCTTCACCAGAAAGCCCACCAGCTTCTTTGCCGACTCACCATCCGGCGTGATCTTATCCTCGCTCTTGTAGCAGACCCGGGCAACGCGCTCGATCTGCTGCAGCTCCTTGATGCCGCCCTCAGAGATATCAGTGAGGATTTCGTACTTAGGTTCAACGATTTTCATAATTAAATCTCCTTTTCATCAGTGAATCCACTATTTCGAGCTGACTAAGGCTCTTTCCATTACCTCTTTGGGCCACCATGCTGATGCCAATATCCTCGATCGGGATAATGTATCCGAGATGAGCCAGTTGCTTATGGTCGCAAGTTTCCACCTTCGGACACTTCTGGCATTTAGGTGCAAGTATCGTAAGTGCTCCGAAGTCGTTGTTCATGTTGTCCACTCCGATATCATTTTGCACTCCCAATCCCCACAGATATCACCCGAAGCATGTTTCTTTGCAAACGCCATGCCCTTCTTGATGGCCTCCTGCTTATTCTCTGCTTTGACTTCAAAAGCCTGATGCCCACCACCATTGTCGGTACATTCAAACCAAAATGTGTACTTCATATATCAGCCAGCCTTTCTCTATCAGGATCTCGCAAAATAGAATCCCAGTCTCTAATAAGTTTCCGTAAGCCATGATCATCTGCTATTGGGTTCATCGTTTCGTCATCATATTGCATTATGACACTGCCTGCTTTATCACATCCAAATCCGCAATTCCGACACTGAATCTTATACTTGATTTCCAGGCTTGTCCCAGTGGTCGCTGTTCCGTATACAGTTGGCCTCACTTTTGAATAGCATACCGGACAACATCTCATATAAAATCCTCCAAAATCGAGTCAAGCAGAATCTCCAGTACCCGGTTTAAGCCCGCCACCACACGATATGGCCACGGTTCTTTCGGCTTCACCCGGGAAGGGGTATCAGACTTTCTCAGCGCACCATAAAGCCACCTGTCGAACTGTCCAAGTGAAATATCATTCTCCATGCACCATTCACGGACATCTACGTAGCTAATGTCGCCATTCATGCAAAGCTCGACCACATCACGCAACTTAGCGTTCGGCTTGATCAGGGTATCTTTTTGAAGCTCGTAATCCTCAAAATACAAGTCCTCGCGTGACCCGTCAGGCCTGCGAATAACTTGTGCAAAAGCTTTGCCATTCGCATAAAGCGTCGTAACATCCTCATCAATGTCGATTCGAGGGATGTCGTACCTCCATATGGCCTCAACAACTTCTTCGTAGTCAATCATATCGCACCTCACAGCAGAATCCGAAACCAGATAAACCAAAGCACCTTCAGTGTGAATGCGATAATGATGGCCCAAGCGCACAAAATAAGTGTCAGCGCGATAGCTCGGCCAAGAAATTTGCCAACTTTCGTCCAAATATCATTCATCCTTATCAACCCTTTCTAGGCCTGTAAAATATCCGATGCCAATATGACCACCATCGCAATGATGAATTGGGCGGAACGCCATCAGACCGGCCAGATTGTTCTTCGCATCTTCGGGATTACAGTAGGGATGCCCATCGTTAAATTCCCTCTCGCAAAATCGGCACTTGTAAGTCGGATAATAAAACATTTTCACCCCACACACCTCCTAACCGCATCCACCCGGCACTCCGCAGCGTTCAACTCAAAAATAGCCGCATCCACAAATTCCGGGTCGCAGTGCTCAAAGTGATTTCGGGCCACCTCCAAGGACTGCAGAGCCTCCCGCAGCGTATTGACTGTCGTCGGGATTGGCTCCATGCGGAATATCTTTTTGACATACTCAGCGATTTTGCGTAGCATTTCTACACCTCCACATCTTCGTAACCTGACGAGCCGTGAGCCAGCCCTCAACATCATCATGGCCAAGCAACTGCGCACCCATCGCCTCGATAAGCCCCTGCCCAAAGCCATAGGAACCCCAGCCCCAAACGCCATCCCAGATACGATTTCCAGCAGCATCATATGCAATAA